CCAGTAACGGACGGCATACTCACCGGAGCCGGTGCCGAGGGACGCGGGGGCAATGCTGCCGCCCTTGTCGCTCTTGGGGACGATCACGAAGACGTGCTTCACGGCCTGAGTGCCAATAGTAGCAGAAACGGGATCCTCCTTCTGCTGGGCAACACGCAGGTCGATGGTGTGGCGGCGGGGCTCAGAGAGCTTGATGCTCTGGTCGGTGGTAGCGCGGAAATTCAGGCCAAGGGTCATGGCGTCAACCATGCCGGCAAACACCGCCTCCACATTGCCGCCGATGCCGGCGCCAGAGATACTCTGGGTCAGATAGGTGGTGTCGGGCAGGGTGACAGAAGCCAGGCCCATGTACTCATTGCCGTCCTCGTAGACGGCAAAATTGATGATACCCTGTTCCATAGTTCAGTCCTCCTTCTTAGCTCTGAAGAGCGCTGGTTACGTAGTTGGCATCATACTCCAGAATGAAGTCGATCTCCTGCGCGGGGGAGGGAGGAGTCATATACACATGGAGTCTGATGATACCGGCCATCAGGTCAGTCAGAGGATTCTCGCTCTCCAGCATCTCGATACGAGCGCCCAGCAGATACTCCCGGCCGACCAGACCGTTCAGCCAGATACGGGCAGAGTCCATGATGCTGTCGATCAGACGGCGGGTCATGGGCTTATCCAGCTTGGTCCAGAAGGTCTTAATGAGGGTATTGCCGACCCAGTCGAACATACGGGAAACGGGAATCATGTAGTCCTTGACGTCGGTGTTGGCGGGATAGCAGGCGGTGTAGTTGCCCCAGGCAACCCAACCGTTCATGAAGTTCAGCGCGGTCATGACGCCGATACCGTTCAGGACGTTGGCCTGAGCGTGAGTCAGAGACACTTCGGTGCCGTCCTCCAGAATCAGACGGTCGCACTGGAGCTTCTTGTTGGAAGGGCTCTCGTAGGGGCAACCATCGTTGCCGCTGTCGACCTGAGCAATCAGACCGGCCAGCTGAGTGGAGTAGTGGAACTTGTACTCACCCAGACCGAGCATAGGCCAGCAGGGGATTTCGTTCTCGTCCACCACATTGGCGGCGGTCTTCTTGGTCAGCACGTCGGAGTACGTCTTGGCGCCGGCCGCGCCGCAGTCGATGTCGATCAGCGCCTTGGCGGGGAACAGACCGTTGATGCCAGCGGCCTTGGTCGCCATGATGGCGGCAACGACGGAATCGTGAGAATAGCCGGGAGCACACAGCAGATCGGGAACGGTGCCGATGGTGGTCAGGCACAGCTCGACGCTCTCGAAGGCGGCGGCGATCTCGGTGGCGGTGACGGAAGCAGGAGTGACCTTGTTATAGGCCACATTCAGCTTCTCGGCAGCGTAGCAGGCGCCGTCGGGCATGGCCTCGACGATCAGGAACTCACCGTCATAGTAGGCGGTGTAGTCGGTGCCGGCATTGAGCGCATCACCGGCGCCGCCCTCGCCCTTGACGACCAGAGTGGCGTCATTGATGGCGGCGATAGGCAGCTTGACCTTGTGGTTGCTGACGGCAATGTCGGCGCTGACGACCTCCTCCTTCATGGAGGCGATATCCAGCACATTGCAGAAAATGACGGGCTGGCAGCCGAACAGCTTGAAGTGAGAGTACATGAACTCGCACAGGCCGTAGGACTTCCAATCGTCGGAGTAGCCGAGCTTTTCCACAGCCTCGGCCCAACTGGTGCAAAGCACGGGGACGTTGGGCTTGGCAGCGCTTGCGGCACTCTGGACGGGAGCGGCGCCAACGACAAAGGGGACGCCGGACGCTGCTACGACAGGAGTGCTGACGCTGGTGGCCTGCTCGGAGACATAAACGCCGTGATTCATAGTTTTTCCTCCTTACTTCTTCCCGGAAGCCAGCTTGTGATAGTTCACATAGAGCAGGTTTCCGGGGGTCTTGACTTTGATACGGTCCTCCGGGAGCGTGCTGTCGCTGACGATCAGCGAAGCAATCAGCGGGTGCTTCTCAACGGCAGTTGCAACAGAGGCCAGCGCCTCTTTCTTGGTGCCACGAATGATAGCGCCCCGCTGGATCACGCCCACGATGGTAGGGCCGAGATAAACGCAGAAGCCGACCTTTGCGGCCGGCTTCTGCTTACGGGGTTTCTTCTCGCTCATAAGATAACCTCTCTTTCCACAGCCGGGAGCTTCCATGTGGAAACGATCTCCCCGGCAAAGAATGGTGCGGTATCATCGGGATAAACCAGCGTCTCCAGACTTGCTTCCAAGTCCAACTGAAACTGATTTCCGATCACGACCTTTCGCAGAAGCTCGATGCGCAGGCGCTCCATGAGGTTGAGCAGCGCCAGCGAGCCTTCCTGTTCGTTATCGTGATACACACAGAAGATGGTGCGGATCATGGCGCGGGATTCCGCTCGCTCTCCGCTCCTCTGCTCGTCGTTCCCGGTGATAAGCTGATGCAGGATATAGGGAGCCTTCTTTTTTGCGGCGCGGCTGTCCGGTAGCCGCATAAGGAAGACTTCTGCAGGGCGTTCGGTTTTCGCCGCGTCGCCCTTTTCCATCATGGTCGGCATGATGATGTCTTTGGTGACAGCCTTGGTGAATTCCCGCAGCTGCTCCAGCAGAGCAATTCTTGTCATGGCTAACCTCCCCAACCATTGAGGACGCGCAGAACTTCATGCTCGATACGCGCCTCGTAGGTCTGTCTGATCGTCGTATCCATCTGCTCGATAACCCTCTCGTTCTGCATCATGTGGCCGGTACTGGGACCATATTTCTGCTCGACAGGGAAACGGGGAGCACCGACACGCTCAAAGACGGCCACATGGCCGTAGATGTTGGCCACGAATGCGTGCTCCAACGAAGCGGCCCCGCCATTACGCTTGACCTGCGTCTGTACGTGGCCGTCACGGGAAAAGCGGGTGTTGAAGGTCAACAGGGGCAGGACATGGCCGGCAAAGCTGATCTTCATGGCAACGACGCCACCCGCGCCGCCTGTGACATGCGTCTTTTCAGACACATTCTTCATGAAGTCACCCTTGCTGATGGTGTACTCGGCAGCGGCGAACTGTCCCGCCCGGGTCTTGGCCGTGTCGCCGGCACGTTTGAGCGCCGCCGATGTGGCTTTCCAGACGCCGCCGGGAACACCGGCCAAAATCTTATTGACCCGCTCCAGGCTGTCGCCGCCGATCTCGTCAACGCGAATAAAGCTCATTCGCCGATCGCCTCCAGTTCCACGCGCAGCATTCCCATTTCGCAGGTAGAGGACGCAACGTAAAACTCCCGGAAGAAGCCCCCGCCGCCCTCGCAGTCGTTGATGGCAATGCGCATACCCTTTTCCGGCTGCTTACCGTTCAGATCAGACACAGCGCAGTGGAGAACGGTCGACACAAGGAACAGACCCTGTACGTGGTCGCTCACCAGCTGGCGCCGGTCTTTCTCTTCCAACCCGGAAAGCACGATGGGGACATCCACGAAGGTGTCCCCATCGTACCGAATGGTGCGTTTCTCTGCGAACTCGTCAGCGTTGAGAAATACGCTTTTGACGTCTGCGGCTACCATGTCCTTGAAGCCGCTCATACCACGGGATTCTCCGCGCCAAGCGCAGGGGGCGTCTCGCCGTTGCCGGTGGAAGCGTCCTCGTCCTCTTCGGCCTCAACCTCAACCTCGGCAATCAGAGTGGCAAGCTCAGTCTTGTTCTTGCACTTCTTGATGGCGTCGGCCGCGATTTCGAGGTCGGTGGCAAGGGCTTCCATGGCCTTGCGCTCCAGCTTCATCAGGCTCTCGACGGTAAAGTGGCCGTCAACGATGTCGAGAACGTCGTCGTCCTCGTAGCCGTTTTCCTGCCCCTCTGCGCCGCCGTTGGAGCCGGACGCGTTCTCGCCTGCGCCACCATCAGCACCGGGCGCAGGGGGCGTTGCAACGCCATCGGCGGGGGTTTCCTCGCCGATGACCCTGGCAACCTTGAGCCGCACCAGACGCGCGGCCTCCTCGTCGGTGACGTCAACGGTGCCGCCGATAGGGACAGGGGTGACACGGTTGGTCTTACTGTCCCGGGCGCCGTAAACGCCGTTGATAATCTCGATCTTCTTCATGACGTACTCCTTTCAGCTACACCACTTAGCCGACGACTTCGGCCGCGTAGATGTAGGGGCAGTAGTTCTTGGGAGCGGCCAGAGGACGAGCGCCAAGGCGCAGCTTGCGGATGTCCTTGTCCTGATCCAGCACGAACTTGGGAACACGGATGCCGGCATGGTCGGTGAAGGTGGTGGAGCCGTAGTCGATCTGGGTGATCTGGCCGTACATCATGTGACCACAGTTGGGGGCGGTCACCATGGCAGAAGTTGCGGGGAAGTACTTCTGCTCCTGGTCGTACTCGTCCACGTAGGTTTCGTCCACGCTAATCAGATTCAGCTTGAAGCCGCCGAAGTTGATGGTGCCCATGTAAACGACGCCATCATAGGGGCTCAGCTCCTCCTCGATCTTGCCGAGGACAATACCGCTGTTCTTATCCAGCAGGCGCTGCAGCTCATCGAACTCCAGAACAGCCTCAGCGACATCAGAGCCCAGCACCAGATCAGCGGCAGGCAGGCCGCGTCTGGACAGCTGACGGCACATAGCGATCACGTCGGCACGCATGACAGCCCAGGAGTCCCACTGGGCAGCGGGGACATACAGGTGCTCGCTGGCGTTATCGAAGAACTTGACATACAGGGTGTCGCCCATAGTCTTGTCGTCGATGTACTCCTGCATGGTGCAGGCGTTGTTAATCATGGTCTGAGCAGCCATCCACTCCTCGCGGCGGACGATGCGGCGATCCATGTCGGTCTGATCTTCCAGAAGCAGGCGAGCAGCACGCTGGGCCTTGGTCATACCCGGGTACAGAGCCTCGCCGAAACCACGCTTGGTCAGCTCGTCAGCAGTCAGCAGACGGGAAGGCGCGATAAAGGCAGGCTGGTACTCGTGGATAGAGTAGCCGCGACGATCCATGGGAATGTCGCCGGCACGGGGAGAAACGAAAGCGGCCATCTTACGGTCGCCCTTGCGGTACTCGGTCAGCACCTTGTCAGCAGCGAAAACGTCGTCCTCACCGGTGGGGAAGTAGCGGTCCTTGAAGAAGGTCTGCTTGGGCACAATCTCCTCGGTGATGGCGATCAGCGCATAAATGTCAAAGAAATTCAGTTCAGCAGCCATTTGTAATACCTCCTATTAGCCCGCAGGAGTAGCGGCCTTGAAAACAATGCCGCGCATGCGGAGCTCGTCGATGTCGGCAGCGGTGAGGGTGTAGCCATCGGCCACAGTCACCTTGCCAGGGTCGAAACAGCCGGCGGTGTAAACGGCAGCGTTCACGTCGGCTTCAGTTCCGACAGCAACCTCGTCACACAGGATGCAGTCGGGAGTGGTAGTGCCATCATAGATGGACAGAGCGCCGGCCTCGTTCTTGCCGAGGACGGTGCCGCGCTTGTAGGTAACAGCTGCGGCGACCTTGGTAATGGTACCGCCGTGCACCTGGACAGGGGGAGTCAGATCGGTCACCAGACCGTCAAACTCCATGTCGCCGATCTTCTTGCTCAGTTCTTTCATGACTTAGCCCTCCTTACTTCTTGCCGAACAGAGCCTTAACCTCTGCACGGGCCTTCTTCATGAGAGCCTCGGGAGACTGATCGTCCTCCTCGGGCTCTTCGGGGGTGGGAGCAGCGCCAGCATCACCGGGAGCCGCGCCAACATCACCGGTACCGCCATCACCGGCGTCGCCGTCCAGATTGGCCAGGAACTTGCTGCCCTGCTTGGCGGCATTCTGCGCGGCACGCAGCGCCAAGCCAGCGGCATCACAGGCAGTTTCGCCATACTTGGCTTCCTGCACCAGAGCGTCGTCAAACAGGCCAGCGATAGCGTCGATGCCCTGCAGACGCTCGCGCTCCGCCTTGATGGCGTCATTGGCAGCCTCGGTGTTGCCAGCGGCTCTTGCGTCTTCCTGCACTTCCTTGTACAGGTCCGGATACTGCACCCGGAATTCATCCTTGGTCATAGAGTTTCCTCCTTTTTCACCGCCGGTGACCTCCGGCTGATTTTTATTTGCTTCAACCGGGGCGGCAGACGCCTCGGGTGTTGCTGTGGGAATGGTATCGGGCGCGAACACGCCGGGCACCATGTGCATCGTCCGGCCGCGCACAAACAGGCTGCGGCCGTCAGCGCTGGCCGCAATGTTCAGCGGCTCGGCATCTTCCAGAACTTCATCAGCGAAGCCCTTTTCGACCGCTTCCTTGCCGGTCATGTAGGTGGTGTCGGACATCATGTGGGAAAGAACGGTGTCGGAAAGGCCGGTCTTGCGCTTATAGATGGCGACCTGCATCTTGTCCCATGCGTCGTTCTGCTCGGCCAACTGCCGCAGCTCGTCGGCATTGTAGCCGCCCCAGATGTAGCTCCAGCACTTGTGGATCATGATGAGACTGGACGGATTGACGCGGACGGTATCACAGGCGCACATGATAAGGGAGCCGCCAGACATG